AGGAGTTAAAACCATGAGAAGAAAACTCATAAAGCAAGATGCCTTCGATAGAATGACTAATGAGTCAGTAACAACGGCTGAGCGTGAATTGGAGCAGGCAGCACCGGCCTTAGCAAAAGCATTAGGAACAGAGCACATTGCTCTACATGGATTCACAGAATCCACCGTCGTTTATGAAACACCAAACGACACCTATGTTCATGCTGGGTACGAACTGAAGGAATCCAAGATCACCTTTAACAATATTGAAGAACTTGTCATCGACGAATCTTCTCGCAAAACAAAAATGCGTGGAATGCTTTCGGAAATGCTTGATTCAATTCTTAAAGATGAACATGCACAGGCAACTGCTCAATTTCAAAACTATCTAGGAATGGTTCGTTGGAACGAAAGCGTTCAAGTAAGAAACAAAGCTACGAACGACAAGAATCACAGGGACGACGATCACAGAGCTAATGTTCTTCAAGCAGCAAAAGCTGCTGGATTCGACAATGCTTATGTGACTTCGCAGAATGTTCTTGAATACGTAGAATTCATGAAAGTTGGTCCGACTCTTCGAGAGTCTACTTTGAAAACAGATAAAGCCGGAAATGTGGTAGGCATTTTGATGCCAACCATTAACGAAAGAAACAAAAATAAGGTTCAGTCCTTCAAGTGGAAGACTATCAACGCTGACAACCATCAGGTTCGTGAAAGTGTTATAGCTCTATCAAAAGATCAAGATTTCTGCAAAGCAATCGCTGATCTGAAGCGACAGAATGCCTTCTCTGACCAGAAAGCACTGGAAGAGTCTCTTGATCATGTAGTTTCTACATGGCCAAGCCTTCTTTACGTCACACAAAGCGAACTCGCTCAGGTTGTGTCCGAAGCACTTCAAACTGCTGGTGCTCGCAACTATGAAGACAAAACTTGTGTATTTATGGCAGAAGGTCTGCTTCGTAAAGCTCACAGTGCTTACACAGAAAAGGTCAACCAGATTCTTCATCTGGCTGGTGCCTCAAGATGTGATAAGGAAACTGATCCTTACGCACACTTCCAAGGCGTTGTTGAGCAATTCTATCCAACATTGGATGAACAGTTCGGCCTTGAAAGAAAAGTGTTCTCTGACTTGTACGAAACCTATGAAGGTCTTTACAAGATGGCAGAGAGACGTGATGAAAAATCCATTATGAAGCAATCTGCAAGTTATCTTAATGAGCTTGCTGACGTTCTTAATGAAAACATCAAGCCTGACTTGCTACTCGTTGAAGAAGCAGCCACTTGGCTAGCTCGATTCGTCGAAGCAAACGTCCAATATTCTTCTGAGAAGTGGGATGTTTCTAATACACCTCACCTGACAGTCTCAGGCGATCATCCACATATGGCAAGAAACGCTAAAGTTCCTGCTGTATCAGGTCGTCATGAAGGCGAATGGGGCGATTCCGCTCCTGCAATCGGTCAGGACAACCACAACTATAAAGGCGGTAAAAACGCCAAGACTATGAGAAACAATAGTTGGGGACAAGTTGGTGGTGGAGAAGTCTTCCCGAAACTTAAGAATCCTTACGTGCCGAAGCCATTTGGCGACTACACGATGAAGGGCGAAAAAGGCGTTGATAAAGATGCTACAGGCCAACACTGGTCTACATGGCAGACATCCGATACATGGCCTGATCTTCAGAACCCATATGTACCGGGCGAAGCTGGTGGAGAAGGTGGCAGTGGTCACAAGATGAAGAATGGTCCTGAGACCGATTTAGTAGTTGACAAATAATTCTTTAAGGAGCAGTAATGGACAATATGTTGTTAATTGATTGTTGTACTGGCTCCGGTTTTGAAGGAATGCAACTGAACGAAAGCGAGGCCCCAAGCGAACGGGGACTCGTTAAGTTCAGGGGCAAATTCCAAGAAGCCGAGGCAATCAACAAAAATAAGCGCATGTATCCGTATGGTGTCCTTGATGAAAATGTCAAACGTCTTCAAGAAGCTCTTGAAGAAAGAAGACTTGTCGGAGAACTGGACCATCCAACGGATTCAATAATTCACTTTGCAGACGCTTCTCATGTTATCACCAATCTTTGGTGGGATGGGAATGTCTTAATGGGAGAAGGCGAAATTCTGAATACTCCTCACGGTAAAGTCCTTAAAGCACTTATCAATGATGGAGTAAAAGTCGGAATTAGTTCGAGAGGTGTTGGAAATGGTTCTACAAACGAAGATGGCATCCTAGTTATTGGTGAAAGCTACAAGCTTATTACCTTTGATGCAGTTGCCGATCCTTCTACGTTTGCAGCATTCCAAGAGAAAGTAATAGATGCAAAACCAGCAGGAAAGAAGCGAGAGAGCGTAACTCCCCGCCAAAATCTTGAGGGACGAGGGAATGATCATATAGAAGCAGGAATTACTAAAAACGAGTCCTGCGGCATAGATATGGTTAACAAAGAAGCATTGATCGCCTGTCTGGGCGGCTTTGTTAAATCTCAATCAGAAAAATATATGTCGAGGTTAGGTTAATGAAAACAATCACAGAAGCACTTAAGAAGATTCTTCCTGCTGAGCATGTGAGTGAGGTTGCCAAAGCTGTCGAATCAATGATGGCTGAGCAAGTCAAAGGACTCGAAAAAGAGTTTCAGACAAAGCTTGAAGAAGCTTACTCACAACTAGCTGAAGAAAAGCAAGCGGACGAAGCTATTGCTGAACAAGGTTATCAGCAAGCTTACGAATGCGTAGCCTCTCTCATGGGACGGCTTGATGAACAACGTGAAGAGTTCGAAACGGCTCTCGAAGAAGGTTTCGAGGAAGCATGGAACGAACTTAACGCAGAGAAGGGCAAAAATGGAAACATTGAAGTCGAACTCTACGAAGAATTTGATAACAAGCTTAAGGAAATGCAAGAATTCATGGTCGATAAGATGGATGAATTCCTAGCACTACAAGAGCAAGAAATTTATGAGTCTGCCAAAAAAGATATTCTCGCAGATCCACATGTACTTGAGCAAAGAGTCGCAGTCGAAAAAATGGCTGAAATTCTTTCCGACTACATTGATCGTGATGATATGAATGGCATCGCCTCAAAACAGCTTGAAGAGACACACAAGTCCGTTGAGTCACTCAAAGGACAGCTTCGAATCGTCGAAGCACGTAATGTAAAGCTGTCGGCAAGAAACAATAAGCTTAATGAGCAAGTCGGCGAAGCCGATGCACTGCTTACAGAAGCAACAAAAGCCGGAAGAAAAGAAAGAGCAAAGAAAGCGAAGAATGCAAGTGGGCGTGGCCAAAGGGTAACTGCGGATCAGGTAATTGCCGAGTACGCAGCACCAACAAATGAAGGCAGCAAAAAAGAGGAGACCCTGACGGAAGGGTCAAATCCGCTGAACGACCTTCTAGTTCTATCTGGAATTGAAGAAGCTAACTAAAGCTTTTTCTAAGAGAGGAAATCAATATGTCATTTAATGCACGTTATCTAAACGAAGCAAGAGAGATTGAGTCCAGATGGTCAAAGCCACTTTCTAACGGCAAATCCATGCTTCATGGAATTGACAATCGTTACGAAAGAGCCACAGCCGCCGTTATGCTGGAAAACCAGCGTCTAATTAACGAGGCTATGACCGACACTGGCGACATCGCTCAGTTCAAGCGAATTTCTATTCCGCTTGTACGAAGAATTTACCCGCAGCTTATTGCGAACAAGATCGTTTCAGTCCAGCCATTGCTTGGACCAACCGGTTTGGTTTACTACCTGCGTTTCCGATACTCATCCAACAAGGGAGCTATGAGAGGTGCTGACCTCAATGGCGGATTCCCCGGCGATGACGCTACTTCACTTCAGCAGTTAGCTTCCGGTGACGGAAACTTGGAAATCTTCTACACGCATCAGTTCGTGCAGAACGAAACAAGTTCAACTGATGTTGGTGGAGACACAACTTCTGTATATGCTCCTCTTGAGCACACACCAGTTTTGGCTGGAACAATGACCGGTACTGTCTATGACGGTGCAGTCGCCATCCAAACTTTTGTAGTTGCAGAAGACGGAACATTCACCTTTACAGCTATTGGAACACCTCCGGGTGGCGTTGCCATCACCGCTGGTTCAAGCCTTGATGTTGTTACTGGTGAAGTGGTTCTTGAATGGGATTCAGATCCCGGTGCAAACCACGTTGTCTGCTCTTATGAGTACAACATGGAATGTAATCAAGACCTTCCAGAAGTTAACCTCGTAATCGAGTCCGAAGAAATTGCTGCCAAGACCCGTAAGCTGAAAGCTGTCTGGTCTTACGAAGCACAGCAAGACCTTCGTTCACAACATAACCTCGACGCCGAAGCCGAGTTGACCGCTGTGCTTGCACAAGAAATCAACCTCGAAATCGACCGAGAAGTTTTGACTGACTTGCGTAACAACGCAGGAACAATCGCTGTATGGGACTTCAATACAGCACTTGGCGACACGATTAAAGAGAAGTACGAGTCTCTTTATGTTAAGGTCGTTGAAGTAAGTAACGTAGTTCATCGTAAGACCCTTCGTGGCGGATGTAACTGGCTTGTTACTTCTCCAGAAGTTGCATCTGTGTTTGAAACAGCTACGGCTGGTTTCGCTCCTGCACCATCTGAAACCTTTACTTCAAGTCTTGGTATTCAGTACGTCGGAACGATCAACAACAGATGGCGTCTGTATAAAGACCCACTGTTCCCACAGGGACAGATTTTGATGGGTTATAAAGGCGACAGCTACATGGACTCTGGATATTTCTACTGTCCATATGTACCGCTGACACAGACTCCTGTGGTCCTAGACCCAGAAAGCTTCTGCCCAAGAAAGGGAATTTTGACCCGCTATGGTAAGAAATTGCTCAGAGAAGGGGCAAAATTTTACGCTAGAATGAGTATCGCTAACTTCATTATATAGGCAACTAAGATGAAAACAGCATAAGAAACTAAGCCCGGTCAGAAATGGCCGGGCTTATTTCTTTGGCTTAGTCACTTCCACGTATTCAAGAATTCTTAACTCATCGAGAGATAAGCTATGTGCTTTCAAGAACTTCTCGTCGATGTAAGCAAATTCAAAACCACTATTTTTGCAGAATGCTTCTCCCGCTTTAACCTTATAACCCACTTCTGTTTCTCTCATGCGGAAAGCAGGTTTAATTTCCAGAAGCAAAGGCACATCACTTTTTCTGAATGCGAAGAAATCGGGTATGTAATTCCTAGTGATACCCGGTGCTTTCTCATAAGGGATGGCAAACGGTTCGTTCTCATACCACAGAATGTCCTCATCTGTGTCGAGAAGATAGTGCATCTTTAGTTCAAGGCTTGAACGGAAGAACGCCCTCTGTTTCTTGCACTTTTTGCTTGTGTAATATCCAGTAACATAAAATCTCTTGTCTTCTGGATTGAATTCTCCATTGAGAATTTTTTGTGTCATTGTCTCGCTTTGCTTTTTGCTCCACGCTTCAGGTCTCGGCACACCTTTATTTGGCCCGCCACTCTCCCAACTTTCTTTAAGCCACTCTGTGCAATTTTCTCTGAGATATTCTTTCATCTCGGGAAGTTGGTTGTAGTGCTCGACCCCATATCGCTCTAAGGTGGTCTCAGCCATCTTCTCCCGCACCTCGGGCAACGATCCAACATTTGTAACGCCATGCCTCTTCTTGAGAATTGCAGGGTCTTGGAGAGGAACTCTGACGCCATACTTGTCGATGAAGACCTGTTCCCAGTGCGCCTTCACTTCCTTGTTTTGCATTGGATGGTCTGTGCCATACCTCTTCCTTGAAGTCTTCCGTCGCTTTTCAACTATCTTCTGTACAGATTCTTCGGTCCCAAACATCTGTTCTACTCGGGCATCAATATTTTCTTTTGTGTTAAGGGCGCAGGTGGTGCCGTACCGTTCAAGATTGGTCTTCTTGATCTTATCACGGACTTTTTTGTCCTTGGACGGATTATTGTCCTTCAGCCAACACTTGCGACAGATATGTCTCCCATTGTTCTTCTCGAAGTTCTTTTGAGCGTCTTTATGTTTCAGTGTCCACTCTTTGCCACAACGCTCGAAGCCACCATCGCAGTCGTATCGGATTTGAACGAGAGTGGTAGTTTTCACATCTTTTGGTGTTTCCTGTAGGAACATCACTTCCTCCTTTATGCAAGAATTACTGTAATATAGTCTTTCCGTCGTAAAACGCAAGATGAATTGGTGAAATGCAAAAATTGCATTGGCAAGGCGTTCTTAGATCATGGGATACAGGACTTGTCTGTAATTAACAAATTGTGTAACTTACAGCCCGTGTTGGGACCAGAGAATCTGTCTAAGGCGGACAAGTACGACGAAATGGAATTCGAGGCATGGCTGCAAAAAAGAATATAGATCAGTTCATAGCCGATGCTCGTAAGGTTCATGGGGATAAATGGAACTACGACAAGTCGGTCTACAAGAACAACAAAACCAAAATCACCATTGGCTGTCCCAAACATGGTGATTTTGAGCAATCGCCAAACGACCATCTAACAGGCAATGGTTGCAAAATTTGTGGCTATGCTCGACTTAGTGATAAATCAAGAAAGAGTTTGACTGTGTTTATCAAGGAAGCTCGTGAAGTACACGGAAGCTTCTATGAATACAGCCGAGTAGTGTACAAAAAAAACAATGTTAAAGTCGAGATTGGATGCCCCAAACATGGCTGGTTTAAGCAAACACCAATCAACCATCTAAAGGGCAGAGGTTGTAAAATTTGTGGCTACAAAAAAAATGGAGATCGCTGTCGTAAGTCAATAGAACAATTCATAGAGGAAGCTCATGAAATACACGGAAACTTCTATGACTACAGCCGAGTAGTATATCAGACCAACGAGAATCCCATAGAAATTGGCTGTCCTAAGCATGGTTTTTTCAGTCAGCTTCCAAGAGATCATCTGTCAGGTTGTGGTTGTTTGAAATGCGGTTCTGTCAAATGTGGCGACAGTATGAGATGGTCAACAGAAGAATTCATCACATTGTCTCGCAAGAAACACGGAGACCACTATGACTACAGCCGGGTTGATTATAAGAGTTCAAGAATTCACGTAGAAATTGGATGTCCAAAACATGGTTGGTTCAAACAAAAACCGTGTAACCACATAACAGGAAGCGGTTGTCCTACATGCAATGAATCAAAGGGAGAAAAAGCAATAAGAGAATATCTTACAAAACACAAAATCAAAAAAACCCCACAATGGAGATTTAAGAATTCTTCTATTTCAAAACAAAGATTTGATTTTGGTATTAAGCATCCAAAATTCACAGGTGTTATCGAATATCAAGGAAGCCCCCATTTCAAACCCTGTGCATTTGGTTCAAAAGGAAAATATTCAAAATCGAAACTAATAATATACTCTATTAAAAGAGACCATAAAAAACTACAATGGTGTCGTCAACACAACATCCCGCTTCTCCTAATTCCATACTGGGACTATGATCGCATCCCAGAGATTCTTGATGATGTTCTGGCCGGTCGCACGCCAACCTTCTCAGAAGCACCAGAGATGGTTGAGGAGCACAAGGATATGCGAGATAAGATTAGAGAACACCTTGGAATCACAGAGCCAGAAGTTCTCTGTGGGTTGATTACTCAAACTTTCTTATGCGCAGTGGATAAATAAGTTAACAAGGAGATCACAATGTCAAAAAAACCAATGCCTCTTAAGAATTTGCCACAACACCTAAAGTCTATTAAAGAAACAGGAGACACAGGAAGTGCTCCTGTGGTAAGCATGGGACAGATTTATGAAACACCTGTAGCAAAGAAGTCATTCATATACTGGTCTCAACAAGCTATTTTTTCAATGATGATGCTGGTCATCATAGGCTTGGGAAGTTTCATGACTTACAGCATGTACGACATGGTATCAGTCAAACAATTTACAGTTATTATGGATGTAGACAATGGGTCATCTCAGTCCATTACAAAAATTGTGTCTGATATTGGAGGAGAAGTCATAGCTGTTAAACAGAATGTAGACTCTTACGAAGTTAAAGTGAAGACACGCAAAAACAAAAAAACATTCTTGAATTGGTTGCTTAATAAAGAAGAAGTTAAGAAGGCTCATTTGGAAAAGTGATTACAAAACTCTACTCAAACTTGTTATCGTGACGTTGTTCTCACGACAATAGCGATCCAATTTTCATTGGTACTCTTCCCATTCTTCTAAAGCTGCCCGAGACACATTCTGAATAACCAACTCTCGATTGCACTTGTACAATCCAGCGCAACTGAAGCATCCAACTTCAACGACCGCATAACGGCCACCTTTGGTCAACCCTATGTCGATTACCCAAGCTGGATCAGGATTGTACATGCCAGCCACCTTTGAAGCCATCTCAAAAGCTTCATCTGTGTATCCGGGAGCAGAGCCAGCACGATTGTTTTCTTTATAGGAGCTTCCATCTATGACCTGTCCTTGGACACAGACGAATCTCCATTCTTTTACGAGGTTGAGCGGTCTTGCTGCCACGATCAATTCGTGAGGTTCAACTTGACCAAATCCTATAATGCCAAGTTCTTTTTCAAAGTCTTCTTTGTAGACAGTCTTTCCTGTAAATGTCTTGTCGCCACGAGTAGGCCGAAGAAAGATTGTTCTGTCTTCTCCAAGAGAATGATAGATGAATTCCTTTTGACGCTTCAGTTCACCAAAAGGAAACATCATGTAATCACGATTGAGAAGCATATCTCCAAAGTGTGGGTAGTAGTATTCACAATCGTATTCTTTAACATTGTAGTAAGCTCCCGGAATCCACTTTGCCTCTCGTCTTAATCTTTTAGCGAGATTCAAAGAACCGAAGAACACCACGCAGTCTTTGGGATCGAAAAGATTGTCAAAGCAAAAGTTGCTGTCATACAAATCATTCCTGTGAATTTCTTTGTATTCGATTCCAAGGGCAGAGAAGGCAGAGACCATGGGCTCTGTGTCATCTACAATTGCTGTGGTTTCTACCAGCCATTTGACATTATGCAACTTTCAAACCCTTCCAGATTTCCGGCAAGGATCGATCATCCACAGCAGGTGCCGCTTTCTTCTGGATGATCTGATGTTTGATGGCATGTTTGCGGAAATCACGCTCATCATTAAGAATGAGAAGATATCTCATAATGATGGAGTCTGTGGGCGGGAAATCACCTTTGAGGACCACACAGAGCCTCTCAGTCATCTCTCCGTCTCTATAGACGGCTGTGATGCCATGGGCTGGGAATATCTGGTAAACCAGCCCAGATTTGGCTCTGACGCTGATAAATCCTTTCTTGAGGAAGGATTTGAACTTATCATCCCCTAAAACACGCTTCAGCGTCTCTCTAGCACGTATTTCTCGTATATCCGAAGGTTCGGGCATGGACTTACGAGAAGTTATTACAAGGGGAGACTGACGCCTCTGAAGGATTTCTCTGAGTTTTTGTTCTGGAGATTTGCGAACAGTCTTATATTCGCCAGCACCCCAGCGATAATACCAGTTTTCGCAAGCATCTGTGATAAGCCTTTTGACTTTTACAGTTGTTGCTGCTGTGCTTCCATATGTATCACATTCGAGCCATGTGGAATAATTGTCATTTGTTGCACAATTGTCTTTCCAGATTGTTTTGATTGCATTTTTCTTATAGTTGTTGTGGTCGAGATCGTACCAATTGGTCGCTGTGGCCGAAGATGTTCCCTTACAATAGGATGTATATCCTCCTGAAGAAAGACTGGTTGTATCGTAAAGATCACATTCGATTGTAAGAGAATCATATTCGACCATCGCTGCGATATCCTTATTTCTTAGGTAAACTAACCTGCTTGTTTTTGAGTTCTTCTTTCAACTTCCGCTTTGCAGCTTCAGACTCCGAAGCAGACGCTTGAGCAAGTTGTTCCGTTTCTGTGCCACGATTGTAACCATCATGCCAGATAGCATCATAGTGTTCGGGCCTTTGGAGAGCATCGACAACGCCAGCGACATATCGTCCGCTTCCAATGGCTTCTTTCTCTTGCGAGATTTGCCTGTTGGCGTGCATCAGGTCACGAATTGTTTCGCCTTCGATGGCTCTGGCTTTATCTGAAAGCTCAACAGTCAATCTCATTTGACTCTTTTGGTTCTCGGCTGCAATGAAATAGTGCCCGAACAATGTGATCGTGCAAATTACAATGACCCAAGGAGTGGTATTCTTCATGCGTAAAATCCCTTTTCTTACTGGTTGTTGTTCAGAAACTAGCCACCTGCAACAAGTGCTGTTTCCATAAATATTACTTCTTCTGCTGCTGGATCGAACTCGTCCATAACCTCTGATGTGGCCTTTCCGCCAGTTCCGACACGATATGGGGTCATGCCTTGTTTGATAAGTTCTCTGAAGGATTTCTTGGCTGCGTTAATTTCAGCAAGAGATCGACGATCCCACACGAGTCTGTCATCGCCAGACTCGGTGTTCAATATACGAAAACAGCCATGATGCTCTGGGACATCTTGGCCATCGTCCAAAATTTGTATTTCT